CGGATGTGGGCGGAGATCCCAAGGCCAATACCCCCTTATCCCTAGAACAACCTATACCCATTCCACCACCTGCAACCCCAATCAAATGTGGGCGTCGATGTAAGCCTCATAGAGACCTGGCTCGGCGTGTTGCCACTGACTAGGAGGTGCCAAATGGATCACCCCAAGAGGTGACCCCACTTCGACACGCTCTACAACTTTCTCCCAACAAAGTTGTTCCTCAACTGAGATTCCAAAAGCCCTCTCAAAGCTGAGTCTAGTCTCGAGCTTGACATCAACGACATCGCTAGCCCCCGCCAAAAAGGCGCCGATGACAAAGTAATCGGTCAGTGCCTCGACTGGCACTTTCTTCGAGTGTTCCGTGCGTGTTAGGACACTGAGTGCGGCTGACTGCAGAATGGGGACACCGAGTGCCAAAGACAACTCGCACCTGGCAACCCCATTGACCCAGCGACGCCCAAAAGAGGGTTCCCTGAGCCACCTATGACTAGCATAGGCCCCCGACAGCACAGCCCAAGGCTCTCTGACCATCGTCCACTTGTCGCCAAGCCACAATGGGGCAGATCGCCCGAACCTTATGCCCTCAATGTACGACACTGGCTTCTCAAGGGTCATCTCGAACCCCGATGCGTCCAGGACATGATGGTAGAAGTTGTCGATCACCACGGAGGAATGTTTTCTTTCCAAAAACACTAGCGCATTGTCACCATCCACAAGCACATCATACTTGATTTGGTAGCGATTCAAAACACCGCAAGTAACAGCAAGCATGATCAACGTATTGCCCATGCCAGTGTTAAAATCGCCGCTAGCTCTTCCACCCCTCCGTGAGAACTTCACACCGTTCATGGTAGTCCCTTGGAACCTTTGCTTGTTTAGAACAGAGGCCAACTCGGAGTCACCCGGGTAAGCATGTTTATAAACACCGTGCTCCCTAGACACATGGTTTTCGGTCACGTGAGCCTCAAAAGCAGCACCGTCAACCTCAAACACCACGCAATCCTCGAAGTCATTGAACTTTCGCACAATGAGATTCGCCCTCCTGGTCGGACTTAGCCCCTTTCCCACAACCCTGGTGTTCGAACCATTGAAGAGCCGCTTGGCGGTGAGGAAACCCCACAACCAATGCTCAAGCGGCTTCAGCCAAGAGGCAACCACCAAGTTAAACCGGGGTGACCTTGGGAAAATCATC